CACATACATAACAATCTAGCAGAATTAAAAGCGTTTGCTGGTTTAGAGTTTGGACCGAATGTTCCTATTAAAAGCATCGACTGTTTTAAAAAAGTAACCGGAGTCTAACCCAACATGACATGCAGAAATCAAGTTGTACATTCGTCAAGAGAGTTCTGGGATAGAAAAGTAGACAGGTATATTTTCTTGTACGAGTCAGGGTATGTAAGCCGTGATGATTTTAAACGGTACATGGCAAACATGGGATTTGAAGAAGATACCCTGGAAAAACTCATAGCAGAAGACGAGGTGCAAGCAAATGTCTAAGGCCAATGTCCTAACCCACTTACCCAAAACCAAAATACGAAGGCGTAGGAAACTGAGGCCTTTTAACCACTCTAAAAAAGTTTCTTCAAAGTCTGGTTTTACAAATATGCAAAAAAGAAAGCGAGGCCAAGGGTGATTGAAGCTGTTCTAAAGAACCACATGGGTAGTGATTTATCAGTGGTAAATGCTGCTAGGGTAAGCTTTGATAAGCAGCATAGCTTTATAGAAAAGGGAGATAAGAAACTTATAGAGTACCTGGCAAAGCATAACCACTGGTCGCCATTTGCCCATACCAGTTTACAATTTAAGATTAAAGCACCTGTGTTTGTCGCTAGGCAACTGGGTAAACACCAGGTAGGTCTGGTCTGGAACGAAATTAGTAGGCGGTATGTAGATTACCAGCCAGAGTTTTATTATCCTGATCAGTGGAGAGGAAAACCAAATAATAAAAAACAGGGTAGTTCTGAAGAAATAATAGACATAAACCCCAACACTGGTAATGGGCCGTCCATGGTAGACGAGTACGCACAAGCAATTAAGAGAACTACATGGGCCTACGATGCACTGTTGAGGAAAGGGGTATCGCCAGAAATGGCACGCATGGTACTTCCCCAGAGTATGTTTACTGAGTGGTACTGGACAGGATCTTTATATGCTTTTTCCAGAGTTTGTATTTTACGACTGGCAGAGGATGCACAGGAAGAGACAAGAAGGGTTGCTGAACAAATTGCAAATCACTGCTTGACAAAGTTTCCCATAAGTTGGAAAATGTTAATGGGAGAACCAGAGGAGTTTCAAGACTCTGGGTTTACAGATGACTTTGGCGTGAGTATGGAATGACCAGAACAGTTTTCATAGATATTGAAACAGATAGCCTAGACGCTACTGAGATATATTGTGCAGTCACCTTGGAAAATTCCATGTACACAGAGTGGACTACGGGTACTGGATTACAGAAGTATCTCAAGGATGCCACTGTAGTAGCCCACAACGGTTTAAGTTTTGATTTTCCTGTATTGGCCAAGCTGTGGGGAGTTAGGCTAAAGCTGGAGAACATGAGAGACACTCTTGTGCTATCTATGATGGATAATCCTGCAAGGGAAGGAGGACACAGTTTAAAATCTTGGGGAGAACGGTTAGGATCTGCCAAGATAGAGTTCAGTGACTTCTCCAAATACACTGAGGAAATGCTGCAGTATTGTAGGCAAGACGTTAAGCTATGCAGCCAAGTCTATAACTATCTTATACATCCCTTGAATGAGTTTTCTTCTAAATCCATAGCAGACGAACACCGTATGAGAATTGTAGCTGACAGGATCAGTCACAATGGTTTCGGCCTGGACAAAGACAGGGCTGTATCACTATATAACAGTTTGGTCATTGAACAGGAACAGATTGAGAAGGAGTGCCGTAACCTATTCCCTCCAATTGTAGAGGAGAGGTATTCGGAAAAGACAGGTAAGAGATTGAAGGACAAGGTTACAGAATTTAATCCATCTTCCAGACAGCAGATAGCTGACCGACTGATTAATCTAGGTTGGGTTCCTGGGGATTTAACACCCACTGGTCAGCCAAAGGTAGACGAAAAGACTTTGGCCAAGTGTAGGATACCAGTTGCAGAGACCTTGGCTACCTATTTCATGCTGCAGAAACGATCTGCCTTGGTGCGTTCTTGGGTCAAAGCTTGTACAGATGAGGGCAGAGTTCACTGTAAGTATCGTACCTTGGGGGCTATCACCAACAGGATGAGTTGCGTAGATCCAAATCTTCAACAGGTTCCAGCTGTCAGGGTACAGTATGGTAAGGAGTGTAGAGAGTTATTCACAGCTGGTCAAGGTAACAAACTACTAGACACAGATGCAGCAGGGTTGGAGCTTAGGGTACTTGCCCACTACATGAACGATGACAAGTTTACCAAGGAAGTCCTAGAAGGTGATGTACACACAGCTAACCAGAAAATGGCAGGGCTAGACAATAGAGATCAGGCCAAGACATTTATTTATGCATTGTTGTACGGTGCAGGGGATGCCAAGATAGGAGCTGTGGTCAATGGAAGTGCCAAGGACGGTGCAGAGCTACGGGCAAGGTTTATGGCCAACATGCCAGCATATAAGAGACTTAGCGAGGCAGTTATTAGAAAGGGTGAGAGTGAAGGCAAGTTGAAGGCTCTGGATGGTAGGGTTCTACGGGTACGATCAGGACACGCTAGTTTAAATACCCTGATCCAAGGTTCTTCAGCTGTTCTTATGAAAAAGTGGTTTATGTATGTAGATCATTATCTTAGGGCAAGAAAGTTAAAGTCTAAAATTGTCGCCATGATCCATGACGAATTAGTTTTGGAAAGCGACGAAAAAGATGTTGACGCTTCTACAGAATGTGTTATACTATCTATATCGCAAGTTAACAAAGCCTACAACCTACGCTGCAAATTGGAATGCGATGTACAAGTAGGCAACAACTGGAGTGAAATACACTGATGGCTAATAAATATTCTTATCTTGAAGGTACAATGTTTTACCCGTTTATCTTCGATCAAAAGGACAAGTTTGATCGCTATTCCGTTGCTCTCGGCCTTGAGGGAGATCAGGTGAAAGCTGCTCGTAATCTTGGGCTTACTATTAAGCAAGAAGACGGCAAAATGGACGACATGGCCTATGTGCAATTAAAAAGCAATTATAAGCCGGTCCTGGTAGACTCTGAAGAGAACGAGTACGACGGCCCGACACAATTGAGCAATGGCTCCAGGGGAGTTGTCAGGCTATCGCAACGTCCATATAACAACAAATATGGACAGGGTGTTACTACTTTTATGAATGCTGTTAAGATAACAGATCCCATAGAGTATATTAGTTTGGATGACGAAGAAGGAGGGTTTTCCACGGCGAAGGCAAAGACCAAAGAAAAGGTCTCTGATGATATGAACGACGAAATCCCGTTTTAGGTGACTGGAAAGGATTACGGGCATTGGGATATTAGTCTGGTAGGCAAGTTTAATCCTAACGATCATTTAGGATTTGTCTACCAGATTACCCATAAGCAGTCCGGTAAGAGCTACATAGGATGCAAGCACCTTTGGAAGTTCAAAAAGCGTAAGAGGGTAAAAGCAAGTGAATGGAGACACTACTGTTCCAGTGGTAAATACCTAAAGCCTGACATAGAAGAACTAGGAAAAGACGCATTTACTTTTACCATTTTAATGCTGTGTAAAAACAAACGTGATCTGTATTACAATGAGGAAAAAATACAGATGGAGTTGGGAGTCCTTGAAAGCAACAACTACTATAACGCGCATGTGGGAGGCAGGAGGTTCTACCGACCTGTTTCCAGTTACGACTCCGACTTTAGGTGCGTTATGAGTGACATGGCTACAGGGACAGGCAACGGCAGGTACAGGGGGAGCTTCTACATTACCTATGACAATGGTATAGAGGTATTGATAGAAGATAAGACAGTCTCTGAATGGTGTTTGGAAAACGGCTATAATAAACATGGATTGTACAGATTACGGAAAGGTAATCAAAAAGTTTACCAAAACATAATAGCAATGGAGTACGCAAGTGAGCGAGACTAAAACCATAGACACTCTGGTTGATGACATATACGAGCTTGTCAACACCGGAAAGAAAAATCCAGATCAGGAAGCCTTGTTCGCTTTGGGTAGTACAGTTATGGATGCTGTTAAGCGTCAGTTATGGATGGCTACTTCCGATATGCCTGGCAAGCTACGAATGTCTAACATAGGTAAGCCATGCAGTAGATCGCTTTGGTATGATGTTAACGGGGATGACAAAGCAGAATCACTCAGTCCTCAAACACGTTTAAAGTTTATGATAGGCGACATTGTAGAAGCCCTGGTGATTTACCTAGCTAAAGAATCTGGACACTCTGTTACTGAGCAACAGGCAGAAATTGAAATGGAAGGCATCAAGGGCCATATCGATTGCTTAATAGATGAAGAGCTTGTCGATGTTAAATCTGCATCTTCTTTTGCCATGAAGAAATTTAAAAACGGTACATTACCAGACGATGACCCATTTGGTTACATTTCGCAAATAAGTGGCTATGGTAACGCACTTGGTAAAAAACGTGGTACATTTTTAGCCTTTGATAAAAGCAGTGGTGAGTTAGCTACCTATACTCATTCCCAACTGGAAAACACAAAACTTAAAATTAAACAGGTCAAACACGATGTTGCCTTAGCTGACCCTCCCGACAGGTGTTTTGATACGGTTAAGGATCGTCAGACAGGTAGGCAAAAACTTGGTGTAAACTGTTCCTATTGTTCTCATAAACATACATGCTGGGAAGGGGAATTAGATTTAAAGTTCCGATCAGGACGGCCTGTATTCTTTGTTGGGAAGGGAGAAGAAAATGCCCACTCTTTCTGACGAACAATTGAGCGATTTAGCACAGGCATACAGCTGTGACGAAATTGTAGATATCCTTGGTATAGAACCTATTCAACTTCTGTTGGCTTTCAGAGAAGAAGTAGGATACTATATAGCTGACTTCAACCTTAGACCAGTGGATTGCCATGACTTTTAAATCTAATGAAAACCCAATGTTCCGGTCCAAGTTTAGCGAGGACATTTTTAAACAAAAGTATGCACACCAGGGATGCCACACTTGGACAGATTTGGCAAAGACTTTGGTAGACGATGTTTGCGGAGAGTTTCTGCCCAAAGATGAGGTTGAAGATCTAACACAGATTATTACCGATTTGCAGTTTATCCCCGGCGGTAGATATTTGTACTACGCTGGAAGGCCGTCAAAGTTTTTTAACAATTGTTATTTGTTAAGGGCAGAAGAGGACTCTAGGGAAGACTGGGCCAACCTTAGCTGGAAGTCTGAAAGTTGTCTAATGACGGGTGGTGGAATTGGTATAGACTACTCTGTATACCGTCCAGAAGGCGCTGGTCTTAGTAAGACAGGCGGTTTAGCATCTGGGCCTATACCTAAGATGCAAATGATTAACGAAATTGGCCGTAGGGTTATGCAGGGGGGTAGTCGTAGATCAGCTATTTACGCCAGCCTTAATTGGAAACACCGTGACATTGATACGTTTTTAAAGAGTAAAAACTGGTATGATATGCCAGTTGGTTCCACAGGTTTTTCAGTTGGTCAGGTTAAAGAACAAGATTTTAACTACATAGCGCCACTAGATATGACTAATATATCTGTAAACTACGATACAGAGTGGTTGCTCAATTATTGGAACACAGGCCAAGTAGGCGAAGTTTTTGAAGCAAATGTAAGACAAGCTTTATCCACAGCTGAACCGGGATTTAGTTTTAACTTTTTTGACAAAGAGAATGAAACACTTCGCAATGCCTGTACGGAAGTTTGTTCTTCTGAGGATTCAGACGTATGTAACTTAGGATCAATTAACCTTGGTAGAATAGACAATTTGGAAGAGTTTCACAAAGTTGTAGCCCTGGGTACAAAATTTTTATTATGTGGAACTTTGAAAGCTGAGCTACCCTATGAAAAAGTGTATAAGGTCAGGGAATCCCAAAGGCGATTAGGGTTGGGCTTGATGGGTATGCATGAATGGCTTATCAAAAGAGGTAGTAGGTATGAGGTTACGAAAGAACTTCACCGCTGGTTGCGGGTATATAAGAGCGTTTCTGATGCTACTAGCGTTAGCTGTGCTAACAGTTTTAGCTGCTCCGTTCCTGTTGCTAACAGAGCTATTGCGCCAACGGGCAGCATTGGTATTCTCGCTGGTACTTCTACTGGCGTTGAGCCTATATTTGCTGTGGCCTATAAACGCCGCTATTTAAAGAATGGAACTAAATGGCATTACCAATATGTTGTAGATTCGGCTGCACAAGAACTTATTGATCTTTACGGCGCAGATCCAGAAAACATTGAGTCTGCCTTAGATTTAGCCAGCGACTACGAACGTAGAATTAAATTTCAAGCGGATGTACAAGACTATGTCGATATGTCTATCTCAAGTACGATCAACCTGCCCCAATGGGGTAGTAAGGATAACAACGAGGATACTGTTAGTGATTTTTCTCGTATTCTCGCAGACCATGCTCACAGGTTGCGGGGTTTTACTGTTTACCCTGATGGCTGCAGAGGCGGACAACCCCTCACGCCAGTCGCCTACTCCGACGCTGTGGGAAAGCTGGGGGAAGTCTTTGAAGAATCAATAGAGACCCATGACATTTGCGACATTACCGGACACGGTGGAAGTTGTGGGGTGTAACAATGTACGGTCAGATTTTTTATTCCGGTGGATCAATTCCAGATCTATCTGAGGATTTTTGCCAGGCTATTATAAAACTTGCGGATAATATTGAAGAGCAAGAATCGCAGGTTCATGGAGGCAAACAGAACGTCCGGAACAATTCTATTTTTCCCATTGAAGATAAAAAGTTTAAAGAACTAATATTTACATGGGTAGAAAAAGCTAATTTGGATTCTGGTTGGTGGTTTGATATAGCGGGACTGGAAAACTTACAGCTTAGTAAATACAGTGAGAGTGAAAAGTACGGTTGGCACTACGATTTAATTCCCGGCAACAGAGTAAGAAAGCTTACTTTTACCGTGTCCTTAAATGATGACTATGATGGGGGAGATTTTCAGTTCAGCTGGGGCCAACCAAACTGGAAGTACAAAAAGAGAACAATTGCAGAACCTGCTTTGGACACAAAGGGTAGGTTTATTGTGTTTCCAAGTTATTACTATCACAGGGTACTCCCAGTTACCAAGGGAGTACGTTACAGCCTAACTGGTTGGGCCTATGGCCCACCTTTTAGGTAGACAACCGAGTTAAACTGTGGTATAATTAAGAATGAGAAGTGCCAATGGTGGGCTTCTCAATCATCTCGCCATAGGGAGAAAATTATGTTTCCAAATAATGCTACACTAGGTTTCGAGCGTTTGTTTGACAATATGCGTAGGGTAACAGACGCCATGTCAGACGATCACTACCCACCTCACAGCATCGTTAAGACAGGACAAGACAGCTTTGAAGTATCAATGGCAGTTGCGGGCTTTTCTGAAGACGATGTTATAGTCGAAGTCAAGGAAGAAGTGCTGTCCATATCTTCTGAAGGTTTAGATAACAATGAAGAAGGTAAGGAGATCCTGTATAACAGATTAGGATTTAGGCCGTTTAAGAAAATGTTTTTGTTGGGAGAGCATATCTTCGTTAGTGAGGCATCGCTTAAAGATGGAATGCTTAGGATTAAATTAGAACGTAAGCTACCATATGAAAAGAAACCTAAACGTATAAAACTAAATTGATACTATGGGGGGGCGCTGGTGTAGATGATCCAAGCCGCAAGGCAGCCGGGGATTATCTATTCGGCGCTCCCTTTTATATTCCCAGTATGCCCCTGGGCCTATCTTCTTCTTGCTTATTTTTCTCTTCTTCACTAGCAAGTAGCCCTACAGGTTTTACTTTGGGGCTTGCAGGTGCTGCATCTGGACTTGTTGGCTGTGGAGTGTCAAAGAAATTTTGCTTGTTCAGTTCGTCCACTCGCTCTTTAATCTGTTGTTCACTCAGTCCTTGTCTAACAAGGAGAGCGACCATCTCCTCAAGTTTTTTCTCACGATCATCGGGAAGCTGTATAGGAGTTTGCGCTGCTGCCCCTGTGTTTACAACTGGGGCTTGCTGTGCTTGTACTCCGGGCAGCTGTGGAGCTTGTTTTGCAGCTACTCTGGCAACTGGAGGTATTATTTGTGCAGGTCCGGGTTCTACGCTGACACCTCCTCCACCACCACTAAGTAAGCTTCCTAATACTATGCTTCCCATGACTACCTCGCATTCTTGACCATAGATGCTCCAAAGTAGAGACCTACAATCGCCGATAATAAATGTGTGTCTAATGGTGTAAGGACAAGACCCTTCATATGCCGCCAAGTGAC